GACCCTTACCAGTACACTTGGAAATTTTCAAACAGTTTCCTATTTTCTGGATTGCCACGAGGGCTTTCCTCTCCTGTGTAATACTCAGCTAAAAGCCTTTCATACAATTCTAGTGTACTCACTTCATGACCCACCCTTGCTTTAAATGCGGATGGTAGCTTCCCCTTTTGGGGTTCCGCTATCACATCAACAAACACTCCCCGGTCACCCGGAAAGTTAGAAAAGAGTGTGTTTTTGAAAACCGCATCAGACCTCTCGTCGAGGCTGATGGCTTGTTCCTGCAACCATTCAGTACAAACCTGTGGGAACAGGTTACTAAATGGTGTGGCATGCAGTACTTTTGCCACCCATTGAAAGAAGCTCGTATGAACTCTCCCTTCTCTGGGCTCTGGTAGTCTAGATTCAAAATCCAATGTTATGGAAATCACTTGTTCCAAGGGGCTGCCAGGCCCCCAAGTGTGATTGCAGCCAAAGGGCGGTAATAGCCGTGCTACTTGGTTGTACACGACCGTTTCCCTCCGACGCAACATCGGTTTGAAACGTTGGCCAAATGTCCTCATTAGATCCATGAAATTGTTGGAACTAACATCGCGCCATTTAAACGCGGATACAATCCGTTCTGGTGTGATCAACTTACCAGCAAATTCAGCCATCTGATTCGAAACCAGAGACTTACTCGGATTATATGGACATCCAAGAACATCTAGCAATTTTAGATACTTATTGTATGTCGATTCTGATAGGATTATTACATCATCACCTAAAACATAAAACGACCCAGGTTTGTTGTCTGAGCAGTAGTTCAATAAGACACCATGTGCTAGAGCAAAGCTCGGAAAGCTAGGGCCTAAGCCCATAGGTTGGCCATTGGTCCACCTAACACTTTCTTTGCCATATGTCCAAGTTGTTTTCTTAGACAAATCCTCAAAAAGATTAATGAGGTGCAAATCTGCAGGAAAGATTCTCCTGAGAATAGCAAGCTGCAGCTCCAATGGAAAATAATCTGTTGCTGAGCTCAAGTCCACGCAGTACGCGGTCTTTCCTCTTTTAAGGTGTTCTTGTACAGCTTTGTAAGGTTTTTCCTGATCAAAGGTGCAATCCCATGCTTGATCCTTTAAAAGCAATCTAAGCGCATCCTTTAACGGCTCAAGAGCCGCTTGATGCAATCGGAACGGGTTTGCAATCCAACGAACTTTTAGACCACCATCCTTGGTCAAAGGACAGAGTCTGCCAGCACAAACATCAGCTGCGGGACGAATCCCAACAACCTCTGATACTGAGTTTAAAACAGCATTGGATAAACCTTCTAAGAGTGGACGGTAAGCATGAAAATGCTTATTCAAGAACATCAGGTTTGGTTGTGAATAGCTAATCCACTCCAAATCCTTTAAGATATCCTCAGATTGTACTACCGAAGAGCCTCCGATGTAAGGGCTCTTCGTCCCGTCTTTTCCTTGGTAGAGCAGCAGGGGCTGAGCAATCCCGCATTTCATAGTACCATAAATGGAATGTGCATGGTCACTTAAAACGTTATTTAAGTCATCAGGGTAGTTAACCTTTTCTGACTCTATGCTTTCTTTTGCTTTATTGAAATGTTCCTCTGTAATTTTCGAGGGAATAAAGCTGGAATATGCCATTAAGCAGTTTAATGCAACCTCAAAATTAGCTAAACTTGAGGTGGCCATCTTCCGAAGAAAGCCCCACACACCGTACCAATCACCGTTCCTGTTTGTTTTAACCCAGGTTTCAGGTGACCCGCCAGTACGAATTCGGATCAAATCCTGTTTAAGGGATTTTAACCTACTAACAGTCCATTCTGGTCCGGAATTTTCTTCCCACTTCGATATCTCGCAAGCAAAATCTTGTGCCATTGAGAGTGGGAGTCCATAACATCTAACTCTCCTCTGTAACCCATTGCGCTGGACAAAGTCCATATGCGACCTCCTTAACAAAAGGATAAGCAAAGCGTTTGGGTCTCGAGGGAGAACCAGAGAAAAGGGTAGCCCATAGCCGTCACCACGACGGACTGGGACTTGACATCAGAATTCAACAATTTTATCATCATCATTTTCAGCCTTGGAAGGTAGTTCAAGAAGATCATGAACTCCTGACAGAGGTTCCGCATCCATAAACTCTTGTCCTAACAACAGATCTTGGTCATCCACATTTTGGGTGTTCGAGAGTCCTAGTCCCCTATTGGTGTTAAACCAATTCTCAATCTGCTCAAGACAACCTTTTCTAAAAGGCGAGTCGGGAAGCTGTCCTAATGCTGACTTACAATCTAGCAGCAATTTAGCCTCGGCTATTTGTTCCTTGAGTGATAAGCTCAGTGATACATGATGTTCCATTGTTGTCTCCTTTTTGTCTAAGTCATATGGGCT